TCGCCCGTGCGCTGCGCGTCCAGCTGCGCATCGGCGTTCAGACGGTTCTGCATATTCTGCACCATATCCGCTGCGCGGTTCAGATGCTGCCTGACACAGGCCCCCATTCGGTCGATCAGGTCGGAAATACGCTTCTGCTTTCCCTGCTCGCTCAAATCCAAATCATTGTGCGCCGCCAAGCACGATTCCTTCAGCGCAGACGCCTGTTTCATCGCGGCATGAATTTCTTCACGAATTTCTGCCTTTGTCCACTTCTTATAATAGGTCGCCATTCCGCATTCCTCCAATTATTCGCTCGTGTTTTTTGTACTGTCTTTTGCCCGAAGGCTCTCCTGGGTGAGTTCATCGAGCAGATCCCTGTTTTCGCGCAGAATGCCGCGCAGCCAGTTCAGGCGCTCCTGTTCCTCTGTTCCGTCCTCGGCTTTCTCGCGGATCAGGCACTGATCCACATACCGATGTTCATAGACCGCCGCCCGCTGGGCCTGTATGGAATACTTCAGAGCGTCCCGAATATCCAGTCCGGCGATGTCCTCCTGGCCGTCCAGAATGCGCCGCATCAGGCCTTCCTGAATCAGCGCGTTGATGCAGGCGCTCGCGTCCGCCGTGCCGTATTGCCGGACGTATTCCGCCACCGTGCGCATTCGGTTCATCATCAGATCAATCTGACGAACCTCCCGAATGTAGCGCTTCGCGTAGCGCCCGATGGCCGAAATGCTCAGCTGAATCCCGCACTGCTCCTTTACGGCCTCGGCCATGTCCTTATAGCTCAGGCCGTTCGCAGCGTCCGCAAGCATCGCCTCCAGATTCTCCCGGGCTTCCGCGGGCAGGTCGTCGATGCTGGAATGCACGCGCACCCGGGAATAGCGCTTCTCTTCCGGCATGGCGTTCACCGCCTGCCCTCGCGCGGAATGATTACGCCCAGATCCTTCACCGTGCCGTCCAGAACATCCTGACCGTTTGCCGTAATGCACAGCCGCACGTCCGGCGCGGGCGGCACATTCTCCTCTTCTTCATTCCACACCCGAACATATCCGCGTTCTAGCAGAAAGTTCACGCAGGAAACCATATCCCGGCTCACATCTCCGCCGATCCATTTCAGAGTGTGTTCCAACGTCTGCACCATCATCGGAAGCCCTTCCGATTCGTTCAGAATCTTCAGAATTGCTCCGCGCGTGATCTTGCGCTGTATCGTTCCCGATTCAAACGCGCTCATTTCTGCCTCCCGTTTCGCGCTTTACTTCCAGCGCGCGCCGCTTCCAGCCGCTCGTTCACCTGCTGTTTCTTCTGATAAGCCATCGGTTACACCTCGTCCATACTGTTTTTGTTCGGGAACATCCACTCAAAGCCGCCCAGCGCGTCGCAGAGCTTTTCCGCCGCTTCCGGCCCGATCTGCTCTGCCAGCTCGCAGAAGGACGCGGGCATAAACAGATCGTAGTCCGCCGGATCATAGGCCCAGCCGCGAGCCACGACCGCCTGAGCGGCCCGAGTGCTCACGTTCAGCCCTCGGGTGATCTCCGAATAGCTCGCGCCGTCTGCCCGAAGGCGCAGAATCTCATTCCACCGGCGCACCTGCTTCAGCTTTCGGCAATTCGGAAGATAGACCGTTTCGCCGTCATAGTACGTCAGCAGCTTCTGAGCGGCTTCCGCTCCGACCAGCTCCGTCAGGCGCTCCGCCGTCAGATGTCCTCTTCCTGTGCCGTTCGTCATGCCGTTCAGCTCCTTCGTTTTCGTTCCCTTCCTATTAAACGATAGGGTTGCGCCAGTATCATATTTCATATGAAACGCGATACTTCGGGCAAGCTGAGAATCAATGCCACAGGCGGCTCATGGAACCGGCATGCCAAGGTGCTTCAACATTTGAGCAGCTTTCGTTTTTACACCTCTGGCGACGCTGACTGAGCGTATTCCGCACGAATTATTTGAGATTTTTCGAAAACGAGCGTGCAGCATGGCGCGTTTCAATCTACCGCGCATGAAGGCAAAACCAAATGCTTTTCGCATTGGTCTGTTTCGACGAAGCCGAATGCTTTCTTCCGTTTTTATGTCCTGCCCGTCAGAACGCCGCAAACGGTTCTATTTCGCGCTCCGATCTATACACGTCCATTTTCTCCACTTCACCCGCAGAATCGCCGAGACCCCGCGTTAAACGCGTTCTAACGCGTTAGAGCATAAAGCAAAGGGCGGAACGCGCTATTTGCGGTTCCGCCCTTTGATCTCGCCGTGGATCGTCTTGTAAAATGTGCTCCTTGTGATTCCGTATTCCCGGCATAATGCCGTCGGGCTTTCTCCGGCGTTGTATCGCCTCAGCAGCTCCGAGTTTCGAATGCTGTTCCGCGCGCCTTGTGCCTTCGGAATGTACATCACTTCTCCGCCAAACTGTTCGAACAGGCTCAGCGCTGCCTCCAGCCCCATTGCGTCCGTGAATTTCCGATACTGTTCCGGCAGGTTTTCCGCCTTGACCTTCTGCTTCCAGTCGCTCACGTCGCGGCCTCCTCGGTCTGGTTGTATTCGGCCATGCGCTTTTCGATCAGCTCAAAAATAATCTTGAGAACGGTTTCAAACTGTTCGCACGGAACGGTGAACAGGGTCGGCACAAAACCCTCCGGGGCCGGGTGGGGAACGATGATCACCTTGCACAGCCCGGTTCCTTCCTCGTCCTCTCTGTTAAGAGCGTAGACATGCCAGTCCAAATCTTTCATTTGCGAGATCCCCGCCATTCCAGCCCTTCGCGCTTGCCTGCCTTGTACATCTTCCACGCCCGAAGGTCGAACGCTGCCACCAGTGCCCCGCCCAGAAACATGAATCCCAACGCCTGCCAGATGCTCATTTCATTTCCTCCGTTTCCCTTGTCTGTTCCTTTTCCGCCCGTTTTACCATGGCCTTCAGGCCCTCGATCACCTTTCCGGCGTTCTCCGCCGTCAGAAACGCCACGTCGTCCACTCCGAATCGCGCCCGCAGGAAATGCCTCAGCCGCTTCGGCTCCTCGGTCATGCCCAGCTTTCCGGCCAGCGCCAGTATGTATTTTCGCTGCTTCTCAGACGCTCGTCCGGGAATCGGCTCCACGCTCTCGCCGGTGCGCCGGCGCATGCAGTCGATCATTTGCGAAGCCTGATAGCAGGTCAGCTCCTTCAGGCTTTCCTTGCCGAACAGAATCCACGCGGTGTCGTGAACCGTCTCGTCATCGAGGTCGTTCCGTCTGGCGATTCCGTAGATCATCCGAAGCTGATCCGGCGTTATCATCTTTTTCGCGGTCGTCTTGGTTTCCTGCATTCTTTCAGCTCCCCTCCATGCATTTCTGCGTCAATTCCCGTTACAGAAGCGTCGTCTGTGCCGCTTCCTCCACCAGAGCGGCGGTGATCCGCGTTTCTCCGCTCTCGTTCATTTGCCGGAAAAGGTTGTTCAGCGTGCGATCCAGCACCCGGAAGCTGCCCGCGTGGCGGTTGGTCGCTCGACGCTTCAGCAGCTCCAGCGCGTCCTTGTCGATCTCGTAGCCCTTGAAGTAGCTCTCCACCTCGCGGGCGCTCAGTCCCGACAGCTCGGTGCTGATTTCCACCCGACTGGCCAGCCGCGGAAGCTGCATGATGACGTGGTTCGCAAGCTCCGGCTCGCCGGACAGCACGAGGCCCACTTCAGACTGGTCGAAGATCTCCCTCAGCGCCTCCATTTTCTTCAGAGAAGCCCGGGACATCAGCTTGTCCGCCTCGTCGATAATCAGCAGCCAGCCCTTGTTTCGGTTGAAAAACTCCCGAATGGCCACGATCTGATCGTAGGTGGATTTGACCGTGCAGTGAACGCCCAGCGCCTTTCGAATCGCCGTCACGAGGTTCTGACAGCTCATCGTGCCGCCGCACTCCAGATAGGCCACCCGCTTCTGGCGGGCGTAGTAGCGCAGCGTGAAGGTCTTTCCGAAGCCCGGTGCGCCCGTGATTACGCCGATCTTGGCGTACCTCTGGCAGTCTGCGCAGATGTTCACAATCTCGTTTGCGTCCGCCGTGGCGAACAGTCCCGGGCGCTTCGCGATCTGCACGCCCTCGCTTTCCGTCACCCGGAAGCCGTACATCCGATGCAGATACTCCTCCAGCGCCTTTTCCACGTTCTGATTGCTGCCGGTGTACTTGCCGTTCAGGTACTGCGACAGCGCGGGCCGGGAAATTCCTGTGCCGTCTGCGATCTCCTGAATATCGCGCCCGGTTTCCTCCTTGAATTCCAGCACCCAGTCCCGAATGCTCTTCTTGCGATTTTCTTCCATGTCAGAGTGCCTCCCCTTCGTCCGGTAATGTGTTCAGGTATGCTATTCTCGCCGAAGCGTCCCTTCCGGTGATCCATCCGCCTTTTTTGCGTTTCGTCTGTCGCTCTTCCAGTCCGCCGCTGTATTCCTGATCCTGCGGAAGCGATACGACGTTTCCGGCATTCTCCGGCGCGGGCTTTCCGCTTCCGGCGTACATCAGGCCCTCGAGGCTCTGCGTGCGCCGCTTTGGTTCGGCGGCTGTCCGTTCCTCATACGGCGTTTGCAGCCTGCGCGCCGTTTCCGCGGCGCTCCTGTTTTGCCGCTTCTTCATCTTTTGATGCTCCGACAGCGCCTCCCGATCCAGCTGATCTCCGAAGCCCATGTCCTGCGCTTCTTCGGCCTCGCAGATGAATTTCCCGGTCTCCTGTTCGTACACGGACAGCTTCGATTTGTCGTCCGGGTCGTATTTCACATTGACCTTGTGCCCGATATAGAGCGCAAGCGCCGGATCAGTGTATCTGCGATTGAACTGACGAATGCCGTCGTTTCGCACTGTGGCCTCGCGATCCTGCTTCATAAGCTCGATGGCGTAGTCCCTCGGCGGCGGCGGGAATATGTAGCGCTCGCCATTTTCAAACAGCTCCATGGGCGTTTTCCATTTCTCCTTGGCCAATGCGCTGCTCTTCTTGCGGTGGTACTGATCCAGATAGCCGTCCAGCTTCTCCTGCACCTCCGCCATGGTCATCAGATCGCCGTTCTCCAGCATCTTTCCAATGTCCTTCGGAATCTTGTTCTCCGTTTTCGAGCCGGTGAGCGTGCCCGTGTAAGAGGTGAACCGCTTGGAAAAGTTATTGCACAGCGTGCCGAAGCTCCGCTCGATCTGCCCCTTGCTCCACGGATTATAGGGTATTGCGACGTTGATCCCCTGAACGCCCATCTGGTGATAGTAGCCGTTCGCCGCTGCGTCCGATGCCTCGGGATGCTCCCGGCGCTCCTTCTTGGTCTGGCCCATCATGGCCTTGGAGGTGTAGTCCTTGCCGTTGTCTATGTACAGATATTTCGGAACGCCCTGCGCATCCTGATAGACCATCCTGAAGAAGGATTCCTTCAGCACGTCAAAATTGCTCTTCTGGCACAGCAGCGCGCCCATGATTCGGCGGCTCTTCACGTCGATCCACGCGACCAGCGCCGGGCGAATCGCCTGCTTCCGGCCCCTTTCGTCCGTGGTCTCCGCCCAGAGATCCAGAGTGTGCACGTCGCCCATGACCACCTCGAGCGCTTTAAGCTGCAAGGTATCGCGCCGCGTTTTCATGCCGCATTTGTTCTCGTACTCCCTCCGGCCCAGTGCGACATAATTGTGCGCGTCCCGGTATTTCGGAATCCCGGCCAGATACTTCAGGTACTTCTTCACCGCGTACCGGCTCGGAAGCTTCTCGATCCCGTATCCCGCCGCCAGCTCCATGAATCGGTCGGTCATGAGCTCCCGCGTGGGGCGGTTTCGAGCGAATTCTTTGTCGGCGTAGATGTTCTCAATCAGGGCTTTCGATCGTTCTGTGAGCTGCGGGAAGGTGTCCTTCTGCCTCGGCTTCCGGCACAGCGCCAGCGTCTGAAACTCCATGCTCGGCGAGGATTTGCGGCCGTTCTCCATCTGGTATCGCTGCGCCCGGCACTCCGCGTCGGTGATCGCCGCGACGTAGCCCTGAACGGCCCGCTGCGTAATCCCCAGCTCGTCCGCCAGGGCGGCGTAGGCCTTCTGCCGATCGCCCCACGGAATCTCCATGCAGGCCCGCACCCGGTGCACCAGCTCCGCCTTCTCCACATACTCCTTCGCGTGCGTCCGGCGATACAGCCCCCGATCTGTCGTCGCATACCATTGTTTTTCCGCAGAGACCTTTTCTCGGGTAACGCCGTTTAACGCAGCCTCGCTCTGTTCCTTTCGGTATCGTTCCTGCGCCGCCGCGCTGAGGGAGGTGACGGAGATCTCGACAATCGACTGTCCTCCACACGGACGAGGAAGAATCCGCGTGACATATTTTCCGCGCTGCATGCGCTTTTTCAACGCCTGATAGCTTTGGCCTTCAAAGCGCGCCGCGTCTTTCAAAGAAATAAACTCCGTCATCATTTCTATCTCCTGATTTTCGTCGTATTGGCTTCCTGCGACCGGCATTCGTCGCCGGTTTCGCCCGGTTGCCGTCCGGGCCTCGTCAGGCAGGATCATTCATTGATGGCCGCTTTACGCTTGCGGCCTGGGCGTCTGTGGTTTTCGTTGTAGCCGTCCTCAATGCTTACGATCTCCATCACCTTAACGTCCAGCGCATCAGCGATCTTTTTCAGAGTTGCCGGAAGAGGAATCGCATCGCCGTAGATGGCATTGTAAAGTGTCACAGCATTGATCCCGGCTGCTTCTCCGAATTGCTTCAAATTCAACCCCTTCTCAATTCGGAGTTCCTCAATCTTCCTTCTGTTAATTACTAGTTTCACACTTGACCCCTCCTGTTCGGTATTGTAAAATAGTATTGGGATAATTGTGCGCTGCCATAAATTCTATTAAAGAATCCGAAATCATTATAGCTTCTCTAAGAGGATTTGTCAATAACTAGGGGAAAATTGAAGGGAGATTTTTTTATGTCAGATATACCGATGACTTTTGCAGAGCGCTTCAAAAAGGCGCGCGAGTTTTATTTGGAACTGAAACAGAAGGATCTTGCTTCTGCGCTTGGAGTGTCTCCTTCTCATATTTCTGGAATAGAGTCAGGAAAAAAAGTGCCTTCGGATCGTCTTGTTGAACTTTTTTGTATCAAATTCCACATTTCGAAGGAATGGCTTCTTAATGGCTCAGGCGACGCAATCATTCCCCCCAGTGACTTCGAGCCCTTTAAGGTCGATAAGGAAAACGATTATGAAACAGCTACAGGATACGTTGTTCGCTATATGCAATTATTGAAGTTCTTTTGCGTCGCTGGAGACATCAACAAAAAATTCGATGAACTAACAAATGATTCGAATCTAGAAATACTCTTAAACTATATAATAGAAAAATACTTGTATTGCTCGGAAAATGAAATCAGTTTTGCAGAAGAGTTTACCGAAGTACTCTCAGAAGTGATCCCTGATTATTCTGAGTATGTCAGAACATACATCCGCAGAAAAACGGATGCTTTGGCCAATTCTCTTAAACATCATCCACTCATATGGGAATTGGCTGAAAACGTTGAAAGCATTCTTGAACCGAAAAGCGAAAAGCTACTCCCTTATAAAGTATCCGATCTGATGGTAGCGGAAGAAAAGCTCTTTACGTGCAATATCAGCGGAATGCTTGAAATGTATTCTGACAAATTATTCTCGGACGTACACGGGGAGAATTCTTAAAAATGAGCTGCTGCGCCGGTTGGTTTTTATAATTATACGCATATGCATGAGATAATGCATTTTTATGCAAGAGCCGATTTGATGCCCTATGTGGGCACAAAAACCGCGAAAACCCTTGCGGCACAGGCAAAGGGACCAAGGGGACAAGAAAGAAAACAAGGGGACATTTTTTGTCCCCTTGAGAGCATTTACCAGAAACACATCAAAATTGACGGAATTACATTGACTGCGTGCATTTACGATGCGCATTGCGCTCTGATCGGCTTCGAATATTACGAATATTGCAGTTTTGCTTCGCACACTTATCCAATTTGCGTCCATAACGCCAGACGAAAAACGGGTGCTGGATTCCTTCCAAACACCCGTTTTTCCGCGTTAAACCCCGTTTTTTCCCATTTCCTGAAAATCGCCGTATTTTTCATTTTCTGGCCCGTCCCAAAGCCGTCAGCCCCCTGCAAATTTCTTCCTCCAAGGCCTTATCCTCATTTGTCCAGGAACGTCAAACCCCTTGCAAATACGGCGTTCTGGCCATCTCCACCCACTCTCTTTCATCGTCACCAAACCCCACCTATCCATCACCCAAAACCGTCTATCTCCGCCCATTCCCGTCCAT